AAACAAAGTCTAAAGGTAAGGAACAGACTAATGATAAATACTTTAAGTCAATGTACAAAAAGGGGAAATTTGCTAAGTCAAGCATATAAAGGGATACAAGGAATAATATCAGAGGTATGTCGCATAATATATATTAGCCTTATATTTTTCATTGTTCCTAATTACACTATGAAGATAGTTTATTCAATAATTTTAGTTCCTCTTGTAATGTTTTATATCTGGGCATTTTTTTGGTTTGCCTGTGCTTTAGACGATAAGTGTTACTACGATAATGTAGGAGCTTAGAGATGCCAAAACTTACAAAAACAGGCTATGAATTGGGATCATCTGAAAGTCCAGCAGTCGTATTAATGAAAACTCCATTTCAAACTAATCAAGATGTATTAATGAAGCATCGTGATAAAATAAATAAAGTTGAAAGGATTGAACATTTTAGAAATCCTAAAGCTTTGAGAAGGGGAACTCATTTAGAACATGGAGTTGCTGATTGGGCGAAGGAAGAATTAGAAATACTAAATGGTCATTCTAATATTTATATGTATGAACCTAAAGAAGTATTCCAGAATATTCCAGAAAAGATGGGATCTTCTATTGATCGTATTATTGAGATTTCTGAAGTTCCAATTCAGATTGAAGATACAAATGGAGATATGGTTTCTTTTATGGGAACTGGTATTATGGAAATCAAAACTGACTTCTATCATCAAGGTAAAATTAAACCAGAATGGTTAATACAAGTTCATCATCAAATGCTATGCTCTGGATTAACTTGGGGAATAGTTGCATGTCTTGATCAAAAAGGTGGATTAAATTTTTATCCAATAGAAAAGAATGAAAATTTATGTACTGTGATTGTTGAGAAAGTACAGGAGTTCTGGTCTTTAATTAAATCTGGTGCTGATTATCCAGAAATAAAAGATAAAGATAATTCAGAGTTTGTTGAAATAGAAAATTTGTTAAAAAATTCTAATCACGATTTTGAGCAATTATGTTCTGACTATACGACAGCATCATCTGAAGCTAGAAAATGGACTAAGACTAAAGATGAAATAAAGTCTGGCATACAGGACATTTTAGATACACTTGGAATAACTCATGCCAAGTATCAAAACTTTGAGATCATTTCACAAACAAAATTAAAAGAAAAAAAGAAAATGGTAGGCACAGGCGAAATGCAAGAAAGCTATACCTTTTCATTAAAGGAGAAAAATTAATGCCAAATTTAACTATGCTAGAACCTAAGTCTTTAACTGAAGCTATGGAGTTTTCAGAAGTTTTATCCAAATCTGGATTAGTTCCAGATGCCTATCGAGGTAAACCAGCTAATGTATTAGTTGCTATTCAATGGGGATATGAAGTTGGCTTACCACCAATGCAAGCTTTATCAAACATAAATGTTATTAATGGTAAGGCTACACTTTGGGGAGATGGATTAGTTGCAGTTTGTAAAAAGCATCCAGATTATTATGGAATGAAAGAATGGCTAGAAGGAGATACTGCTTATTGTTCTGTAAAAAGAAAGGTTAAAGATACTGTTGAAGAAACATTAAGAGAATTTTCTATAGAGGATGCAACTAAAGCTGGTCTTATGAATAAAATGAATTGGAAGAATTATGCTAAAAGAATGTTACAGCAAAGAGCTAGAGGATTTGCTTTAAGAGATGCTTTCCCAGATGCAATCAAAGGTATTATCACTACAGAAGAAGCTATTGATTTTCCAGATGAAGCCAAGACAAGCGATTTAAAGGTCGTGAATGCACCTATTATTTCAAATGATGTAGATCTAGCTAATAGTATAGTTGATGCTCTCACAGACGATAATACAGTTGAGAATGATATTTCTGAGAAAGATGTACAAACTGTTAAAGTAACTTATGAATTAAAGATGCTTAACAACAAGCCTTCTGAAGAATTTGATGAGTTAAAAAAAGTAGTAGAAAGATACAAAGCTATTATGAGTGCTGTATATGGCAGTCCTAATTTAAAGCCAGAAGAAAAGCGAACAATGTTAAAAGACTTTGAACATATAAATCTGGAATTAATTAATCGTGGCTTTTCAAATGAAATTAATAATCAAGTTAAACAACAAAGATTAGATTTCAATAAATCATTGTCAGTACAAGCAAAGGAAAATCAAAATGGATAATAAAATTGGATTAACTATTTCTCAAAAACAAATTTATGATTTCTTAATTGCTTTTCATAAAGAAGAAGGAGTGTATCCGACAGTAAGGGAAATTTGTAGAGGTCAAATAGATGACCAGCAAATTCTTAAAGAAAGAACTTCTCCAACTTCTGTCGCTAGAATGTTGCATCATATAAAAGAAAGAGGATGGATTGAACGTCATACGTTGCCAAGAGGTATCAAGATTATTTGAGAAACAATCCTTTTCTGTAACCATTTAATCTATTATACGTTAAACATTCTTTTCTAATATCTTCTGGATGGTAGCTTATATGTATCCATCCAGAATTTCCTCCATTATAACATTCTAATATGAGCTGACAGAAGGGGAGATTACTTTGATCTCTTATCCATACAGCCAGTTCATAATTATCAACACCAGCAACCTCAAAATCACTTGCAGAATAGCCATCATTACAACAATGGTGGCTAGTACTTTTTGATCCAATCTCTAGACAAAGCTCTTCACTACGATAACCAGAGCTTATCAAAAATGATCCCCATTTATTTCTAATAGGTTGCAATATGTTTTCAGCTAAAGCTTTGAGATTATATATATTATCTGCATTAGGATAATTAGATATGCCTTTTCTTTCTGCTGTCTGTGATTTCATCAGTTCAGCTAATGTAAAGTTTGCTGATAAATCCATTATGTTTTCTTCTTCTTAGGGAAACCAGCCTTCATATTGCTATAAGCTTTAGGACTAATAGAACTTTTCTTTTTACTAGCACTTGTTCCAGCTTTTTTCTTCTGGTTAATATTGTAATACAAGCCTTTCTTAGCTGTTTTACCAGATTTAGTTTTGTGTGTTCCAATCGCCATTTCTCTTTCCTTTCGTCGTTTAGAGTGAAGTGTAGTTACATGAAGGGAATAAAAATAATTCCCAATTTTACAAAAAAATTTTGATAGAGTAAGCCAATGCCACATCATTTTTTATCTTTACCTTTGATACGTTCTACAGTTCTCATTGATCCTAATCCTAACATTCCCATCAAAACTGGGAGCATTGTAGCTGTGTCAGCTTGTGGAATAATTATTCCAAACCCAGCACAAATCGGAGAAACTAAAAAGTTAACCATAAAACCTAGAACACAAACATAACCAGTAAGAGGTCTCCACGATGACTGAAACCAGTTACCTTTTGCTTCTGCTTCATTAACTTTGATTTGAGCCAACATTAATTCTTGATGATGTTTCTCTGCCATCGTACTTATTTGATGGCTTAACTTCTGCTTTGTGTCGGCATCTGGTATGAACTTATCTAATATCCCAGATACTGCTGGTATTAAAGCTGTTAACATTACATATCTCCTTACTGTTTAAGAACCTCGTTTAATCCAAAGCCTTCTAATAAAACTAAAGTAAAAAATAATAACAAGATCCCCCCAGCGATTAGCTTGCCAGAAAAATTTGTTGATCCGATTTTGATTGCCACGAACTCGTTGCCTAATATTCTCAGCGACAGCTCAAAAGAATTGTTACTTAAATCTAAATTTATTAATTTCTTTTCTGTCATATCAATCCTTTCTTTTTAGCTATAATAAACAATACTGCTACTGCTCCTGATAAGACGGCAGTAATTAATATAGCTAATACAACTTTTAATATTGTGTCTTGTATGTGTTGTTTCCTTTTTTGTGCTTTTATCCTAGCTTCTTTCCTAGCTTTTCTAGCATCTGCACAGTACTGAATATAATCTGTGTATAAATTAGCTCTGCCATATAACTGCATAAATTCACGAATTTGATCTTTCTTAACTCGTATCTGTTCTAGTGCCATGAACTCTTCAAGATCATTGTCTGTTTTGCCAAGAAAGTTTGTCCAAATACTATTCTTTCTTTTGTTTAAATCTTGTTGTAGCTGATCTTCTGCACCTACAAATTTAGCGATTGCTGAACCAGCACTTGAAATATCACGACCATTTTCTATTGTTTGTTTGATAACAGCAAAGGCACTATTCGCAACCATTAGCATTTCAAGCATGGGCTACCTCACAAGCAAACCTATAAGCAAAACTATAGCAGTACCACTTGTGCCAATCATTAACGCCTCTATACGTTTTATACGAGTGATTGTCTCACGCCAGCGTTCTGAGCAAATCGCCTCATGAGTGTCTATCTGTGCTTTGACTTCAGAAGCTTTGACCATTACCCTTTGATCTCCTGAGCCATTATAACTATGTAAGATGTTATAGTAGTTGGTATATTAAAGTAAAAACTAGCAGTAAAGTTATATTGAATTTTATAAGTAAGAACATTGGTTGAAGACGGACTATCTAAATGTGTAAAAGACATATTAGTAGGCTTCCAAGTGTTAGAAGTTCCTTGTGTTGCTCTTGTAGTTACATCTGTAGTGTCTCGTACTAACTTTATATATCCATTAGCACCATAAGAACTGCCATGTAAATTAGTTGTTATTAATATTTTATTAGAAGTGGAAGATGGTTGTATATTTATTGAAAGACCTATATCTGTCCAAGTGTTAGTAACAACAGATGATGGTAATTGCCCTGATACTGGTGTTCCTTGTACTGTTTGCAACACACTTCCAACTGGAAGACGTTCAATGACACTTGCTGAATTTAGTTTGGTAAGTGGCATATTATCCTCCTATTTCCATCATAGTTACAGTTGAAATACCCTGACTATGATTTATATAACCAGTGCCTCCATTTACTTTAAAATAAACTGTATATGTTACAGCACTTGTTGTGTTAGGTTCATCTAACCATTCAATAGTAACTGGTTGCCAAACAGCAGAAGTACTATAACATCTGACTAAACCAAAGCTTGAACTATGACCTATATATGTAGAGCCTCTGTATATTGTGCCATAAGTAGAATATCCTGCATGGTTGTATAAACTAGTTCTTGCTCTGACTAAAATTTTGCTAGTTGACTTTGATGGAGTTATTGAACCAGTTACTGGAGAAGTTTGCCAATCAGTTGATGCTGTGTTTGTGTCTGTGCCATCTATATGGTTTTGCTTAACTTGTAACACAGCATCTTTAATATAAGGACTGCCAGTACCATTGGCATCTTGGAGGGTGTCTACTTTAAGAATTGATGTCATGTTATCCTCCTATCCTATTTTGCATATACACATTGAACTTACAGTATCAGAACCACCACCTGTAGTTGCTGAAGCTCCGTAAAAGTTAGTTGTTGATTGTGCTATAAATCTTAAGGTATCGTTAGCTGAAAATTGATGTAACAGAGTACCACCTATTACGTTCCAATTAGATAATTCGTCAGTATATCCAAGTCTCCACTTTAGAGTAGAGTTATGTTGCCAACGGATTCCACCACTTGCAGTATTTGCAATCAACGAAATACTAAATAGGTAAATTCCAGATACAGCAATAGTCCAAATACCTGATGATTCTGTTATCCCATTATTATCACTTGCTGACCAATTTACTAGTGTTCCATCTACTCCTGGAGCTTCTGATTGGTCGTGATATCCTGACCAGAACTGTAAATCAGTCTGACTAATATTTTTTGCAAATGTAGCATTGCCTGACCCATCAACAGTCATAGCATTCGTTCCGTTTGTGTGTGCTATGTTTTGCACACCTAGTTTACTACTCATGCTATCCTCCTATCTCCATTACAGTAATTGTGCTTATACTTCTTTGTCCAAAATCTGCGTTTGCATCTTGTCCACTTCTATTAATATAGAGGTCAGGATTAGCGTCCATTCTGGCTTGAACTTTATATGTAATAGATGAGGTAGTTTGTGGGTCATCTAAAAATGTCATACTTGCATTTCTTAATTTATAAACTTCATTAGTGAATCCTGATGCTGATAATGCAAATGACACATTTTGTTGGTTACCAGTTGCAGTAGAGCCTATGGCTATTTCAGTAGAATCTCTTACTATAAAAGCACTTCCATACGTATTAACATTAGTTCCACCATGATTTACATGAACTTGTACTAATATTTTTGAAGATGCACTTTTAGGAGTAATAGACACAGATAATCCCAATATATCAGTTTTTACATCTTGAGTTGAGATATGTGTTATTTGACTAGAAGCTGTACTTTTTACTTGTATAACCATACCTTTGGCATTGATAACACCACCAGTTGTTTTGGGTTGAATCTCGTCAACAAATAATTTAGACAATGGTCA